TTCCTTCAACAACTCAAGAAGTTTACACTTCTTCCTAGCAACATTCCCTGTTGTTTGTGTATGGTTGACCTCTATGGGTATCTGCACAATGGCATTCAACTTGAATGGTTTCAACTTCAACCAGTCAGTTGTAGATGCTAACGGAAAGATCGTTCCAACATGGGGCGACGTTCTAAACAGAGCAAACCTAGGTATGGAAGTTATGCATGAAAGAAATGCACACAACTTCCCATTAGACTTAGCATCTGCAGAGTCTACACAGGTTGCACTATCTGCACCTTCAATCGGTTAGACCGATCACACAGACCTCCTTCGGGAGGTCTTTTTTTGTCCTAATAAATATAAAAAAATTATAAAGATGAACAGAGAAGAACTGAAAGCAACTGCACAAGCATTAGCAACAAGAGGGAAAGGTATCCTTGCTGTTGATGAATCTACAGGCACAGTTGGTAAGAGATTGGCAGGTATCAATGTTGAAAATACTGAAGCAAATCGTCAAGCATACAGAGGAATGTTGTTTACCACTACTGGTCTAGGTCAGTACATAAGTGGTGCGATACTATACGAAGAGACATTATACCAAGACCATGCTGATGGTGAACCCATGGTTGATAAGTTGAAGAAGTTAGGTATCATACCTGGCATCAAGGTAGACCAAGGATTGAAACCACTAGCAGGTGGACTACCACATGAGACTTACTGCTCTGGTATTGATGGTCTTGTTGAGAGAGCAGCAAAGTATTATGAACAGGGTGCTAGGTTCGCTAAGTGGAGATCAGTTCTACAGATTACAGAAGACGGACCTTCAGAAGCAGCAATACTTGAGAGTTCATGGGGTCTTGCTAGATATGCAAGGTCAGTACAGGAGTCAGGTCTTGTTCCTATCATAGAACCAGAGGTTCTTATGGATGGTCATCATCATTATGATAGAACTGCTGAAGTGCAAGAACGTATTATAGAGGAGACATACTTTGCATGTGAGAAACTAGGAGTGTATCTTGAGGGCACATTACTCAAACCATCGATGACATGCTGTGGTGCAGAGTGTCCAGACAAAGTGACACCTAAAGAGGTGGCAAGAAAAACCATTGAGGTGATGATGAAGTCTGTGCCAGAGGAGGTAGCAGGTATCGTATTCTTATCTGGTGGTCTAAGTGAAGAAGCAGCATCAATATATCTAAGTGAGATGAACAACGTGGTTGTCGATACACCATGGACAGTATCATTCTCATACGGTAGAGCATTACAACACTCATGTCTCAAAGCATGGGCAGGTGGTAATATTCCAGCAGGTCAGGCAGCATTGATAGCAAGGGCACAGGCAAATTCTGAGGCAAGTAGGGGCATATATATTCCTAACTCACAACCATCATCAGATGAAAAATTATTTGTTGCGGGTTACACCTATTAGATGATATCAGTAAATCAATGCTTTGATCCTCTCAAAGTGTGTATTGTGGGTAGATCATACCCACCAGAATTTTATAGTGGCATAGGTAATAATAAAGTACGTTCCTCCATGGAACGAGTAGCGATAGAGACGGAGGAAGACTATCAAAAACTTATCAATAAACTAGAGGAGTTTGATGTAGAGGTACTGAGGTTAGATATATCTGATAACGTAGAGGACTATCAAAATATTGAGGGTGTGGTCAATTGTCCACCACCCATGTGTCCTAGGGATTTTAGTGCTCAGATTGGTGACACCTTTTACATGCCTGGTAAAAACTATGGTGAGAACTTTGATGTCATGGATTTATACTTTAGTATGATGAATAGCAACCCTTCATGGGAGAAAGGTGAGCAACAAGAGAACAGAGAAAAAGTATTAGCGAAATATTTTGAAGACCTACTTCAACCTGGTAGACCACTGTCACAGGAAGCAGCACTAGAATCTTTTAGAAATAGAGAAGGTATGGATTGCTTTGCTTTGAAATTTCTTCAAGGTATAGACAGAGAAGAACTTGAGAAAGTTATTATAGCATCTGAAAAGAATACTATTGGTTCCAACTATAAGTTTCCAGACAATAAAAAATTTTATGCATGGACTACGGTAGAGAAGTGGTTGAAGGATCATGATGTTCCTATTGTGTATGATCAGTACATAAACTCAGCAAGTTGTTGGAGACTAGGAGAAGATTTGTTCTTCAATTATGTAAACATACTCAACAAATTGAACGAGGAATCTTTTCTTAGAAAGTGGAGGAGATTATTTCCTGATTACAGAGTGCATGGTATTGATATACCTGGTCATGGTGATGGTGCTATGCATCCTGTAAAGGAGGGTCTCATACTTGCGAATAGAAGTTTTGATTACTACAAAGATTTTTATCCCGACTGGGAAGTAGTAACAGTGGAGAGTGGATGGAATAAAGTCAGACCATTCTATAATATGAAGAGTAAGAACCAAGGTAGGTGGTGGATAAAAGGAGAGGAAGATAATGAAGACCTTATAGATTACATCCACACATGGTTAGATCATTGGGTTACATATGTCGAAGAGACTGTGTTTGATGTCAATGTTTTACCCATAGATGAGCAGAATTGTATTGTCAATGGATATAATAAGAATGTCTTTGATGCATTTGATAGACATGGTATCACACCTCACGTTATAAACTTTAGACATAGATACTTTTGGGATGGTGGATTACATTGTATCACCAGTGATGTGCACAGAGTTGGGGAAAGAAAATCCTTTTGGTGAGTATAAATACCTGTATGCAAGATAAGAAAGCAGCAAAAAAATTAATAAAGAGAGCGAAGAAACATCCTTCATTGTACTCGACATCTGAGGTAGTATATGCTAAGATGATTAGGCAGTCTATAAAAAAGGATGAAACCAAGGCAGAAAAAAAGTAGAACTTACTATTACTTCTGGGGTATTGCAACCATATCGGTTGTGTTAGGACAGTGGTATGTTGGAAATGGTTTTCGTAGAATGGCAGAGTCTAACGATGCTATTTCTGCAGATATAAATTTACTTGTGGAGGTTCTTGTGACACCAGTACCTAAAACATTACCTGTTCCGAACTACTACGACACGCCCATCATCAAATGATCATATGGCATGAGAAATTTGAACATCCTCAAGAGGTTGTCAAACATCTCATTGAAAAATACTCTGATGAAAAATTCCTGAAAGGAGATCCCCCTGATTATGAGTGGGGTCAACATTATACTGGGTATCATTTGAATCCTAATACATGGTGGAACAATAGGTTTGGAGCATCACTTGGTGGTGGTTTTGTTGATCAAGAATTGATGAATCTATATGTTCCTAAACTAAAGTCCGTCATGAAAATGTTTGGACTGATAGATAGGAAGTCAATGTATAGTTACACAAGTATTTGGGGTCAACTTTATAAGAAAGAGTTGGGTGCAATCATAGATGTACACAACCATTACTCAGGTGATACAAGAGCATTGATATCTTGGGTTCACTTTATCAAGGTGCCTAAACAAAAGTGTTTTTACTTTCAGTATAATGATGAGAAAGTATATCCAGAGACACAAAATGATTCTGACATCATCTTCTACCCATCCTATGCAATGCATGGAGTGGATAAAATGATAGAAGGTGACGAAAGATTTGTTGTTGTAGGAAACATTTCTAAAATAAACTAATGAAAGCAGTTCTTTGGTCGAAAGACAATTGTCAATGGTGTGAGAGAGTAAGACAACTCTTTACTCATTGCAAGATAGATTACCTTGAGTACAAACTTGATAAAGACTTCACTCGTCGCCAATTTTATGAGGAATTTGAGGAAGGTGCTACTTTTCCACAAGTTCAACTAGATAACAAACACATAGGTGGATGCAAGGACACACTACACTATCTACAGGAAAAGAATCTGATTTAGGTTCGCTAAATAAAGGAGCAGAACTAATGCTGTGCAATACACAGCAACCAACGCTGCACAACTGGAGAAAACGAATGGAACAGGCAATCATTGCCCTGAGTGTAATGGTAGGACTACTAACACTCTGTCTTGGTGCAACAATCGGATATCTTATTCGTTGTTACGTACAAGAAACCACTCCACGATATTCCCATCCAGAAATGTTTGATGCGAATGGGAACCCATTGCCCGATGAAATTCTTGCTATAAGATTCGAGGGTGATCCAAATGAAACTGATGATGACTAATTCATGGCAAAATTACCTAACAATCCTTTAGTCTCTGAACTATTCAGAGCAGTTCATGGTGCTAAGACTAAAGACAAAAAGATTGATCTGTTGAAAGCACACAAACGTGATGACGTAAAAGCATTACTGATATGGAACTTTGATAAGGGCATTGATAGTGCAGTGCCAGAAGGATCAGTACCATACAAACCAAACGAGTCACCAAAAGGAACCGAAGGTCACACAAGATTGATACATGAGTGGAGAACACTCTACAACTTTGTGAGAGGTGGCAATGATAAGATCTCCAACATGAGGAGGGAGACTTTACTCATACAATTACTTGAGTCATTAGAAGCAGAAGAGGCAGAGATAGTATGTCTTGTAAAGGATAAAGATCTTCAGAGTAAATACAGAATTACTAGAAACGTAGTGGAGGAGGCGTATCCAGAGATCATTTGGAGAGACAAATAAATCCATGTCATCTACCCTTTGAGGGTATGACTATAAATGCTCATGGATATTTGACTCATTGTTGTGCATTGCCACATCATCAAGTTATACATGTTGATGATGTGTCTAGTCTCACTGATGCATTCAACAATCACCCTTCATTTATAGAGTTTAGAAACTCAACACCAAAACCTTGTCAAGAATGTTTCACAAGGATCAATGGGTTGCTTCCGCAACCCCTTTTTAGTATTAGTAATGGTAAGATAAGATACTTAGAATTTACATCAAGTAATTTGTGCAATGCAACTTGCTCTATGTGTGGTGAGTTCTCTAGTTCATTGTGGGCAGGTAAAGTAACAAGGTTATCTGAGGATGCTTATAATAAGATAATGGATGTGCTTCCTGACATTGAGAAGTTAGTCATCAAAGGTGGAGAACCACTTGCAGACACTAGAAACATAAAAATTCTTGAAAGATATTTGAAGGTATCAAATGGCACTGTAGATATTATCACTAATGGATCTCTTTTACCTAACTGTATCCTCAATCCAAGAGTCAATCTAGGTGTGAGTATCGATGGCACTCATCAATTATATAATTGGATACGAAGCACTGATTGGGATACAGTCATTGATAATATGAAAAAATTCTATCATTCTACAGGTAATGGTGTAACTGTTCAGTCTGTTATCAGTTTATATAATTTTTACAATATTGAAGACTACCTAGAGTTCTTCAAGGATAAACGATACGTAAAAAGAATAGAGATGAATCATTGGGTACACCACCCTCACCACTCGTCAGTGCAGTGTTTACCAGAGAAACTTTTGTTACAACAAAGAGAAAAAAATATAAAGATTATGGAAAAATATAATAAAAATTCTAGGTACAGTTTGGTAGACATGTCAAAATTAAAATATAAAAATAAAAAAAATTGTAGTAAGGACAAGTTCTTTCGCAGAGTAAGTGAGATCAATAAGATGAGAGGATTTGATCTTCTTGATGTGGTTCCTGAAATAAAAGAGTGGAATGTAACAAACGATACATAATCTATTGCTAAATATGTGTAGGTATGCTAACATACTTTTACGTTCAACCTTCGGGTCGCAAGTAAGTCAGACACGGAACGGATACGTTCATCCCTTCGGGGACGCAAATGTTGACTGAAGGAACGGGGCAAAAATCCCTACTACTTTGGAGAAAACAAATGACTAAAGTCACT